CTTCGACACGAAAAATATTCCCAATGTGGAGAATTTCGATTAAAAAATGCCAGCCAAGAAACCAGCCTCCCTGATCAAACGTCACGAAACCGCCGCCGAGCGCCAAACACGCGCGGCGAACGAAGCCGCTCTGCGCCCCGGGCGCGGGCTGCCGATATCGGCGCCGGCAGTGCTCAAGGGGCATGATATCGCCGTGCGGACCTGGCGGGCTGCCATTCGGATGTACGGCGATCTGGAGGGTGAGATCGTTACCCGGCTGGACAAAGACCAGCTGGTCGATTATTGCATGCTGGTCCAGCACCTATCCGAGATCGATCACATGCGCGATATGGCGTACCGGGCCTGGCTGGAGCTGGCCAATGAGCATGACCGGATGCTAGAGGAGGAGCTAATCGACGAGGCGGTCCTGATGGCCGTGAAAGTGGTCGGCGCCTTCGATGCGATCACCCGACTGGATACCCGCGCGGAGCGTAAGCGGGCGCTGCTCAAGCAGTATCGTGAGTCCTTATATCTCACACCACGATCCCGGGCGGGTACCGCGCCGGATCAGAAAGCCCCTCCGGAGCCGAAGGACGAATTCGAACAGCTCCTGGATGAGGCAGCCGATCCTATCAATTGGCAGAATGGAAAATGAAGAAGCTCTTATCGTTCATCCTGGTCCTGCTGGTCTTCCTCAGTGGAATGCCCATGTTCAGTGAGGCGCGGGCCGCGCGGGCGGTGAAGTTCTTCGAGGGCCTACGACACACCAAGGGCCAGTTCCATGGACAATCCTTCAAGCTGTTGGATTGGCAGCTCCCCATTGTCCGGGATGTATATGGCACGCTCGACGAACGCGGGCTGCGGCAGATCAAATACGTCTACCTGGAGATACCCAAGAAAAACGGGAAGAGCGAGCTGGTCGCCGGCGCAGCGCTCTATCATACGTTCGCGGATGGTGAGATCAACGGCGAGGTATATGGCTGCGCGGCGGATAAAGGCCAGGCCTCCATCGTCTTCGATGTCGCGGTGGACATGATCGACCAGGTCCCAGCCTTGCAAAAGCGGGCGAAGCTTAATCTGAGCACAAAAACAATCACCGATCGGAAGACCGGCACCTTTTACAAAGTGGTTTCGTCCGAGGCTTACTCGAAGCACGGCCTGAACGTTAGCGCGTGTGTCTTCGACGAGCTGCATGCCCAGCCCAATAGAGATCTATGGGACGTGATGACCTTCGGCGCTGGTGATGCCCGGCTGCAGCCGATCTGGTGGATCATCACCACGGCCGGAGACGATCCGGACCGGGTATCTGTCTGTTGGGAGCAGCATGAATATGCGAAGAAGATCCTGACCGGCGACAGGACGGATCCGACCTGGTACCCGGTAATCTACGGATACGAGGGCGAGGATATCTACAACGAAGACCACTGGGCGGCGGCCAACCCATCCCTGGGAACCACGATCCAGATCAAATCCCTGCGCCAGGCAGCCGATAAGGCAAAGGCCAAGCCGGCGGATGAGCGACTTTTTCGCTGGCTGCGACTTAATCAGTGGGTCACCACCAAGCTGACCACCTGGCTGCCGATCGATCTATTCGATAGTACGGTCGGCGAGTGGAACCGCACCGAAATGATCGGCCGGGAGTGTTACCTGGGCCTGGACCTGTCCTCGACGACCGATCTGTCATCTTTATGTGCGCTCTTCCCTCCCCAGGGCACGCAGCGTGATTGGCGGGCCATCTGGGAATGCTGGATCCCGCAGGAAAACATGACGGAGCGGATCCGGAACGATCACGTGCCATACGACCAGTGGGCTGCCCAGAGCTGGATCACGCCCACCGAAGGCAATGTGATCGATTATACGTTCATCGAAGACAAGATCCTGGAATTCAAGAAGCTCTATAACGTCCTCGAGCTCGACTCAGATCGAGCTATGGCCACCATGCTGCTCCAACGGTTGGAGAAACAGGGCGTGACCTGTGTGGATATTCCTCAGACGTTCGTCAGCCTGACGGACCCGATGAACCTGATCGAGGTGCTGCTCAAAGGGCGAAAGCCGGTTCCGGTTGAATCTGAAGACCCGGAAAGACCCGAGGAAGTGCAGCCGCGGCTGGTATCCGGCAAGCTTCTGGCCGGTTACATGACCCACGAGGCCAACCCGGTGGCCCGCTGGTGTTTTGGGAATACCGCAATCGCCAAAAACGGCCAGGGCTACATCAAATTCGTCAAAGAGACGAAGGGCAAGTCGGTGATCCGGACGAAGCGCATCGACCTGGTCTCCTCCTGGGTGGATGCCATGGCCAGGGCGCGGTTTTATACCGGCTCGGTGGACCTGAGCGCCGAGATCCTGAGCGACGATTGGGGCATGTGATGCATAAGATGCAAAAAGCGAAAATGTCCCAATATCGAGATCTTTATGCGGGCCGTCCTGCTGCCGTGCTCGGAGGCGGGCCGAGCCTGCCGGGAGATATGGAGCATCTGCCGCCCGGTTGTGTGTTGATAGGTGTCAACAATCACGCTTTCTACATTTGTGAACCGAATTACATGGTCTATAACGATCGCCCGGAAGATCATCCGGATCTAGGCGCAGCTATTTATGCCTGTCCCAAAAGAGTCAAACGTGTCAGTCCGGACCCAACCAGCGATATCCTGTTTGATGTTGACGTGTGGACAGGGTTCTACAGCTCTAACACTGCTACCTGGTTTGCGTGCTGGATGGGATGCAACCCCGTGATTCTTTGTGGGATGGATTGTTATCAAGGAGAGGTCAAGTATTTTCACGAATGGACACGAGTACATAATCTGGTTGAGTTCACTAACCTTCCCTTAGAGCATCACATTCGGCCGTGGATCGAAGATGCAAAAAACAAATGCTTGCATCCGGAGAAAATTCGGGCAATGTCCGGGCCGCTGGTGAATGTTTTTGGTCGATATGAGACGATTGATTTTGCTTCTTCTTGACGATTTATTGTTGCTGGCGGGCTGCGGGTGCATTCTATATGGCCTGTCGATGTGGAGCGTTGTCATTACCTGGATCGTGGCCGGTCTGATGTTGATCGGCCTGGGTATCCTGGTCGGAATGAGAAAGGCTCGAAATGTTACTGAGTAGCTTGCTGAGCAGTAAACCAAAACCGAAGGAAGACCCGAACGCTAACCCACGCCAGGATTACGCCCCATCCTGGGGATACACCACCGAATCAGGAGAGCGGGTTTCGGTGCCAGGCGCGCAGTCCATTGCCACTGCCTACCGGGCCAAGAACATCATCAGCGACGACGTGGCAAAGATGCCGTTTCAGGTGATCCAGCGGATTGAGCGGAGCATCAAGCAGGTCCCGCCCGATGCCGTGACACGCAATATGGCCTATCTGCTCCAGATCTCCCCAAACTTGTGGGGATGGACTCCATTTCTTTTCAAGAAAGCGGCCATCGAATGGCTGTTGTTCTACGGCAATAACTACATCTGGAGCCCGATTATCGGCCCCAGACAGCTCCTGATCCTGCCTGCGGACAAGACGACGCCCGTATTCGATCTGGATGGAAATCTGTGGTACCGGCATACATTCAGCAACAACGTTACCGAATATATCCCGTCCGTCGAGATCCTGCATCTGCTGATCAATCCGGATACCACGGGATTTGTGGGACGCGGCGTGATTACCTTTGCCCGTGAGACCTTTGGACGCCAGTTGGGTGCCCATAAAACGCAATCCAAGCTCTATAAACAAGGTCTCTTGCCGGCCGCATACATCCAGATGGGAGGTGAGATCAACGCGGAAGCACGGGAAAAGGTGCGGGAGGCCTATGAGGAATCGATGAGCGGCTCCAAGAATGCTTATCGCCTGGCGGTTTTCGACAACCGGATCACCAAATTCGAGCCGATCAATATCCAGCTCAAAGATGCCCAATTTTTGGAAAGCATCGACGCCAATGATCGGGATATCTGTAATTTCTTTGGCTTGTCCGAGCATATGCTCAACCGTGGGAAGGAAGCCTATAACTCCAACGAGCAAAAATATATTGAATATCTGCAAGGCACGCTCGATTCTTACCTGGTCCCGTGGGAGGAAGCCGCCCGGATCCGCTGGCTCTCGCGGGATGAGCAATCCAATGGCTATTTTTTCAAATTCGTTCGCGAATCGCTGCTGCGCATGGACAGCAAAGCACGGGGAGACTCGATGGCCGTTCGCATCCAAAACGGGATGATGACACCCAATGAAGCTCGTGAAAAAGACGACATGAGCGCCTATCCTGAAGGCGATCGCCATTACATGGCCGGTAATATCCTGCCAATTGGTGGCCCGGACCGGCAAAGCCAACCATCGCCAACATCCGAAGGAGTATAGGATGAAATATTCTTACATTTTGCAGGCGTTTGTAGAGACTCCCTGGGCAATTTTGCCCCATAAACTGGCGGTTTTGGAAGAGATCGTGACCCGGCATGTGTCCGGAGAGAAGCTGAACGCGGAAGAGATTCAGGCCCGGATTCACGGGGCGAGGCGTCCGGCAGATCGCCGGGTGAATAATGTGGCGGTATTACCGCTCTTCGGGACCATCTTTCCCAGGGCAAATATGATGACGGATGTTTCCGGAGCGACCAGCGCAGAGCGTTTCGGCGCGCAATTCTCGGAATTGCTCAAGGACCAGGAAATCGGTGCAATTGTGCTGGATGTGGACAGCCCGGGCGGCCAGGCGAGCGGCATCGACGAGCTCTCCAGGCAAATCTTCGAGGCGCGCGGGCAAAAACCGATCGTGGCAGTCGCCAATCATTTGATGGCTTCGGCGGCATACTGGATTGGGACCGCAGCGAACGAGGTGGTCGTTACCCCGTCCGCCGACGTGGGCTCGATCGGGGTATTCGCCATCCATAAGGATTTCAGCGCGGCCCTGGAGCAGGAGGGAATCAAGGTGTCGCTCATCAGCGAGGGGAAATACAAAACGGAGGGGAATCCTTATGAACCGCTGGCTGAAGAAGCCCGGGCTGCTTTCCAGGTAAGGGTAAGCGAGGTTTACGACGCATTTATTCAATCCGTCGCCCGCAACCGGGGAGTCAAGCCGGCCAGTGTGCGAAACGGCTTTGGCGAGGGGCGTGTGGTTGGCGCCCGCCAGGCCGTGGAGCTGGGTATGGCGGATCGGGTGGGGACCCTGGAAGAAACCATCAATCGGTTGCTCAATGTGAATGTACCGGAGGCGCCGACGGCCAGCGAATCGGCGCTGACGGATGACATGCAACGCGAGGCGCAGACCCTCCGTGACCGAGTTACATCAATCTTACAAAAGGAGAATCACAATGCTTGATCTGAAGCCCTATTTCGACGCCGTGAACGCGGCAGAAGCGGAAGTGCAGCGCATTGCCAGCGAGCTGGATGCGTTGTTCCGCGAGGGAACGGAAGAAAGCAAAGTCAAGGCGCTTGATCTGCGTCCCGCGCTGGATGATGCGCAGACCCAACACGCCGCCGCTGTGTCGCTCTACGAGGCCATGAAAAAGGCCAATCGTCCGAACGACGTGGCAAAAAACTTTGTGCCCGTTTCCAATACATCCCCCGACGACGTTGGCAACAACCAGCCGGCGGTTATCAATCGCCAGGAGTATGACCGCATGAGTCTCGACGATCGTGCGCGCTATATCCGCTCTGGCGGCACTTTGGAGGACTAACCGGTCCACCAATCTAATTTCAACTTGAATATTAGGAGGCTTTGAAATGGCTAACACTCTAACTGGATTGATCCCAACCATCTATAAATCGCTGAATATCATCTTGCGCGAGCTGACCGGATTCATTCCGGCAGTTACGTTCGATGCATCCGGCGAGCAGGCGGCAAAGGATCAAACTATCGCCTGGCCGGTTGTGCCGGCTGCGAGCGCCGGTAATGTCACTCCTGCGACAACCGGACCCACGCCAACCGACCAGACTATCAGCCCCGGGACCATGACCATCAGCAAGAGCCGGTCCGTGGTTTTCGGCTGGAATGGCGAAGAGCAAAAAAGCCTGGGCGGGCTCTATAGCCTGATCCTGGTGGATCAATTTGCCCAGGCCATGCGCACGTTGGTCAATGAGGTCGATTCCGACCTGGCGGCGTTGTATAAATACGCCAGCCGGGCTTATGGCACTGCTGGGACCACGCCGTTCGACAGCACCAACAAGCTGATCTTTATGGCGCAGCTCCATAAGATACTGGCCGACAACGGCGCCCCATTGGGCGATCTGCAGCTGGTGCTCGATACCACCGCCGGGGCGGCCCTGCGCAACCTGACCGAATTGTGGCAGGCCAATACCGCCGGAGGCGATGAGCTGCTGCGGCGCGGCATCCTGCTCGACCTGATGGGATTTGCGGTGCGTGAGAGCGCGCAGGCCAAGCTGCATACCATCGGTACTGGCTCCGGTTACCTGGTGGACCTGACCGCCGGGTATGCAATTGGCTCGACCACCGTCCACCTAGATACCGGCACGGGCACGATGGTGGCCGGCGACATCCTGACCAACACCAAGACCGGGCGCGACACCAATAAGTACGTGGTGGCGACCGGGCATGCCGGTGATGGAGATCAGGACGTGGTCCTGGCCGCGCCGGGCAACCGGGTGGCCTGGGTCAACAACGATCCGGTGGCAGTCGGGGCCGCATATCGGGCAAATATGGCTTTCAGCAGATCGGCCATCGCCCTCATGACGCGGGTGCCGGCCATGCCGGAAGGCGGGGACGCGGCGGATGACGTGACGGTGATCACCGATCCGCAGACCGGACTCAGCTTCCAGGTGGCCATGTATCGCCAATACCGGCAGGTAGCCTTCGAAGTCGGCCTGGCCTGGGGCGTCAAGGCGATCAAGTCCGAGGCTATCGCCATCCTGCTCGGCTAAAGCCGAGCTTTTTGGGTAGCGGCAGGAAGAGGGGCGCCCCTCTTCCTGCCGCGGTTATGTGAACAGCGCTTACCGCACTGGGCGGAGAGCGCGCTCTGGCACAGATTAAAAGGAGGCCTAAATGGCAACAGGAACATTCTACTGGTTCAATGGCGGGCTGGCGACCATTCTTGACAAGAAGGTCGATCTGAACAGCGACACGCTCATGATGCAATTGCATACAGTGAGCTACGTCCCGAACCGCACCACGCATAATTTCCAGGACGACCTCACCAATGAGGTCGCCAACGGCAATGGGTACGCGACCGGCGGCAAGGCGCTGGCTACCCCAACCGTGACCGTGGTAGATGATGCGGACGCGACCGCCTGGGCAGTCGGAACGGCTTACGTGGTTGGGCAGGTGCGCCGGCCCACGAGTGCCAACGGATATCTGTACCGCTGCTCGGTGGCGGGCACGTCGCATGCAGCAACCGAACCGACCTGGCCGACAGTGATCGGGCGTGAAGTGAATGACAACGGCGTGATTTGGACCTGTGTGGGCGTGGCGTTGATCAAGTTCGATGCAGCCGATCCTGCGGCGTGGACCAGTTCGACCTTTGACTGCCGCTATGGGGTGATCGTGGACACTACACCAGGCACCGCAGCCACGAACCCGCTGATCGGTTATCTCGACTTTGGAGAGGATGTCAGCCCGAGCGCCGGGAGCCTGACGATCACCTTCCATGCGGAGGGGATCGCAAATTTTTTCTCGTAGGCGAGGAGACAGGATTGGGACCCCTACGCGTATCTGGCGTGAATGCGCGCTATTTTACCGACGATTCCGGCGAGGCGATCCTGCTGACAGGCTCGCACACCTGGGAGAACCGACAGGATCAATCGCCCAATGGCGCGTTCGTTTGGGATGATTACCTGGACGATCTCGCTATCTGGGGGCACAACTTTATCAAACTGTGGATTTGGGAGCAGCCCAAGCCGCCGAATGGTTTAGGAGGCGCCGGGATCGTCAATACTACCGATTGGTTGACCCCCGAGATATGGTTGCGCACCGGCCCTGGTAATGCCAGTGATGGAGGGTTGAAATTTGACCTGACACAATATAATTCAGACTTCTTCGACCGTACCCGCCAACGTTGCATCGATGCAGGCAATCGGGGTATGTACGTGTCAATCATGTTATTTGATGGATGGAGCGTAGCCGATAAGGGCGGCTCGACTGACCCCTGGCCGTACCATCCGTTCAAAATCAGTAACAATATCAACTCCATCGATGGCGACCCGAATACGGACGGAGATGGATACGAGACACAAAACCACAGTATTCAGGCTATTCTGGATTTACAGGATGCTTATGTGGAACATTTGATCGACGCAATAAACGATCTGGACAATGTGATGTATGAGATTTGCAATGAACCAGTCGGGAACGCCGGATCGAATGCCTGGGTCGCTCACGTAATTGATAAAATACAAACGTATGAAGCCGGCAAAGCCAAGCAGCATCCGGTCTGGTATACGGTTGAATGGCCGACCGGAGATAATTCCATTCTGTTAGCCAGTGCCGCCGAAGCCATTTCGCCCAACGCCGATGTGACGATGGACGGTACGAAGGTGGTCATCCCTGACACGGATCACTATTTTGGCATCGGCGGATCGGCTGATTGGGCATGGAAGCTGTTCGCGGGTGGCGCAGGCGGCATCTGTTACATGGACAGTTGGGATAATAACTTCCTGGATTGTTCAGGCTCAGGCCACCCCATCCAGAACTTGCGGGATAACCTGGGCTATATCAAGGCGATGGCTGATCTCGCCAACCTGATCAGTATGGTTCCGACCGGATCGACCTATTCCAGTACGGGGTACTGCCTGGCGGGTGGCAGCCAGTTTATTTGCTACCAGCCTTCTAATGGCAACTTCACGCTCGACCTTTCTGGCGAAAGCGGTACGTTCAATATCCGCAAAGTGCGTCTATCGAATGGCGATATTGATACGGCGCAGACCACAACCGGTGGGGCGTCTCGCACGATCACGCAGCCTTCAGGCTGGACTACGGGTTGGGCATGTTGGGTATATAAATAATGGCACTTCCCTACACTGATGACTTTACCGATACTAATGGGGTGCAGTTAACCGCACATTCGGCTAATTGGACTAAGGTCACGTCTGGTGATCCAGATATACAAACCAATGGGCTTGCGCCGGATGTTGCGAATGATGATCAATGGTGTTATCTTAATTCTGAGACTCCAGGAAACGATCAATATGCCGAGATAGTTTTCAAATCACACGGCACAGATGGAGATTATTCCGTCGCAGGAATTGTCAGATCGTCAACTACTCAGCTTACTGGCTATGTTGCATATTGGAACAGGGTTGGCGTACCAGGGGCGGCATACATATTCAGAGTAATCAATAATTCCTGGACACAATTAGGTAGTTATTCGGTTGGTTTAGTCAATGGAGATGTGCTGAGACTTGAGGCCGAGGGCGACCAGATCACGCTAAAACTTAATGGCGCAACTGTGATCGGGCCAATCACAGATAATAACATTGCTAGTGGTCGTCTGGGTATTCACGCCTACGGGGATGCCGCCGATCACATCATCGAAAGCTGGACGGGCGGAAATTTAGGAGCAGTCAACGAGACCGTGAACGCTCTGCCCGGCGCGGCTTTCGGAACGGGCGTCCCAACCTCGGTTGTATCCACCGTTGGAGTATCCGCGTTGCCTGGCGTCTTCTTGGAGACGGGGCTGCCGGCGGATGTCTCTGTCGAAGAGATCACCAATGAGCAGGTAGACGCCCAGCCCGGAGCCGGCCTAGCTTCCGGCCTGCCCGGATCGGTTTCTTCGGGCGTGGGTATCGCTGCGCTGCCGGGCGGGGTCTTTGCGGCGGCGTTGCAGGCGGTCATCGAAGCTGGAATCAGCATCGAGGCGAGCATAGGGGCGGCGATGGGGTATGGCTCGGCCTCGGCGACGATTACAGCGGACGTGGGGATCGCGGGGCTAATAGGCGAGGCGCAGGGTGGGGGCGTTCTGGCTCAGGCTGTGGCGGATATCACTCTAGCTGCGGCGCTCGGAGATACCCAGGCGGGCGGGATGCCGGCTCAGGCGACCGTTGATGTAACCCTGGCTGCCCTGTCCGGGTTGGCGCAAGGCGTTGGAATTACAGCTCAGGCTGCGGCGAATGGCGTCATAGCCGGCACACCTGGTTTAGTTCATGCTGGCGGTTTGCCGGCGGATGTCTCTCTGATTATCAACGAGACTGTGGACGCTCAGCCTGGAGCCTCCCTGGCCGGTGGAATTCCAGCAGAAGCTGCGGTAAGCACTGAGGTTGCTTCCCTGGTAGGTTCTATCGACGCGGCAGGCGGCGCAGGGGCGGATGTCTCCACCGGCATGAGCTTCCAGGTACAGGCCGAGCCGGGCGTATCCTATGCCTTTGGTATCCCTGCCGGCGCAGCGGCCTCGGTCAGTGTGGCCGGGGTAGCCGGAGGGAATCAGGCATGTGGAAACGAAGCAACTATAGAGGCTTCGACTTCCATCGCCGGGGCGATCGGAGCCGGGCTGGTGGGTGGAATGCCGGTAGATATCATCCTGGGCGAGATGATTTACGCCCAACCCGGAGCGGGATTTGCGATTGGCCTTGAGGCAGCAGCCGAATGGGACGTGGCGATTGCCTGCCTACCAGGAAATGTGTTCTCAGGCGGGTTAGATGCTGATCTCTCCCTGGGCGAGATCAGCATATTTGCCAGGCCCGGATCGGCTTGGGGTTATGGCATTCCGGTGGCGGCCTATGTGTCTTTGGTTATAACACCGATAGAACGTATTTCGATCGAGCCCAGAGGCGGCAGGATCTCTAGCGTTCCACAAGAACAGAGGCAATTATGACAGACGTTTTCACGAAACGACCTGATACGCTCCTGGATTACAAGAAAGATTGGTCCGATTGGTTGGGAGCGGATACGATTTCTGAATCAATCTGGTCCGTCCCTACCGGGCTCACGAAAGAAAGTGATAGCAAGACGCCAACCGGGGCAACGATCTGGATATCCGGCGGGGTCGATGGCGAAGATTATCTGGTCATCAACGGGATCGTCACCATCGGCGGCCGCCAGGAGCAGGCATATCTGATTCTCCAGGTGCGATCTGCGCCGGGTACGATTTTGAGCCGGGCGGAGGCGGCCACCGTTCTCAGATGCGAACAAGACGATCCCAACATGATCGATTTGCTGTCGCTGGTGGACGGATACATCCGACAGGCGACCGGCAGGGACTGGAGTAAGGATATGCCCATCCGGTCCGAGGCCAGGAGCGCAGCCAGGATGCTATTGGTGCGCTGGCACGAGGACCCGGGCGGGATGGCAGCCGGGGCCGCGATGGGATTCGGACTAACTGCCTGCCTGGTGCAGCTCGAGGCGCTGGCGCTGCGCTATAAGATATTCGCCGGTGGAAATGGTGCCGGGGCTATCTGTTTGCCAGGGGCGCACCTGGGTGATACGGTGTCCAGCCTGGTCGGAAAGGTCGGTGCGAGCGGCGATCAATCGGCGGCATTCGAAGCCGTGATCACATTCGAAGGCCAGATCCAGCAGGTTTCAACCGCCGATCTGTCGGATCACTGGTACCAGGTGCACCTGGTGCCTCCGGAGGCGCTGCCTTAATTGTTTGCGCGCAAACATTTCGATTATTGGCGGAAAAGATGAACCTGAACGGCAAAACCATCAATCCCGGCGAGCTGCGCACCCCAATCAAGCTGGGGACGCGGTCAGTTACACCCGATGCGGGCGCATTCCCGGTCGCAAGCTACACGAGTTTTGCCGACGTGTTCTCCAAATGGACCTGGGTGCACGGGCCGGAGGTCTGGACGGCGCAGGCAGTGCAGGCGGAGCAGCCGGCGACGGTGCTGATCCGCTACAACGCAACCCTGGACGGCACGTGCGGCGTGCAGCTGAGCGGCCAGTGGTATGAGATCGTCTCGATCGACGACCTGCAGCAGCGACACGAATATATCGAGCTCAAAGTGAAGCGATTCAGGAGTGGGTAACATGGCGATCCGGTCGAGATTGGAAACGAAGGGCTTTGCAGAATACCTGGAGCGCCTGGCCAAGGCAGGGCGGAATATCGACGCGATCGCTGACGAAGCGCTCATGGACGGCGCCGAGATCCTGGAGGCCGGAATGCACCGGCGGGTAGCCAAGGACACCGGCAACCTGGACGATACCATCACCACCGAGGGTCCCTTCCGAGAGGGTAATTTCCATTTTGTGACGGTCGGATTGCCAAAGAGCACAGATGCCGAGACGGCCCGCTATGGCAACGTCCAGGAATACGGATCGGCCAACATGGCTGCCCAGCCCTACATCCGGCCCACGCTGGACGCCGACATGGGAAAAGCCCGCAAGGCGATGCGGGCCCGCTTCGAAGCGGAGGGGGTTTTGTGACCATCTGGGAGCGGATCAAGGCGGCCCTGACGCCGTTGAATGTGCCGATATCGGCCAACTCCAATATTGCCAGCACCGGCAGCAACCTGCCGGACCTGTACCTGGTCTATTTCCTGATCTCCGCACCTCCGGAGCAGCACGCTGACGACCAGGAGACGCTGCGCACCAATCACGTGCAAGTCACGGTTTACAGCCACAGCGGGCTGGCGATCCTGCCGGACGTGGACGGCGCCATGACGATCGCAGGTTTCACGCGCGGCCCGATGCGCGAACTACCATACAACCAGCAAACACGCCATTTCGGCCTGGCGCTGGAATACTACTTCCTCGAAGGAGATTAACATGCCAATCAATGCCAATGCAGGCGAATACAAAAGTCGAGTGGGGCTCGATTCTTTGTACATCGCCGAAGTCACCGTCGACGACGCCAGCGCCTACACCGCCGATACGCCCGAGTACCTGGCGCCGGCGGCAGAGGCCTCCATGGAGCCTACCACGTCGTTCGAAATCCAATACGCGGACGACCAGCCCTACGACGTGATGGAGGCGGAGGGCGACACCAAGATCAATCTGAAGATCACCAATCTGCCGGCAGAGATGTATGCCAAGCTGCTGGGAAGGCCGTTCGACGCCGTCTCCGGGCGGGTATTCGACAATGGCGGGGTGGCGCCCTACGTCGCCCTCAGCTTCCGCAGTCTGAAGGCCAACGGCAGCTACCGGTATTTCCAGTTCCTCAAGGGGAAGTTCGCGACCCCCAAGGAAGAGGCCGCCACCAAGGGCGAGAAACCTGAGCCGAAGGTTCTGGAGATGATCTACACCGCCATCAAGACGGTCCACGAATGGGACCTGGGGGACGTGACGGACAGCGTCAAGCGCATCTTCGGCGACGCGGACACGGATAATTTCAGCGCCACCGGCTGGTTCAGCCAGGTGCAGACTCCGTCCGTGTCCGCGCCCTCGGCCCTGGCGATGTCGGTAGCCGATCCGGTGGATGCAGCCACAGGTGTGGCGGTCACCAAGACCTGCACGCTGACCTTCAACAATGCCCTGCTCAGCACCGCCATCTATAACGTGTCCCTGATCAAGCCCTCGGATGGCTCGATCGTGGCCGGCGCCATCACGCTGGATGTCACGAAGAAGATCGTCTCGGTCGATCCGACCGCCAGCCTGAGCGCGGCGACGGATTACCTGCTGGTCTACAACGTGATCGACATCTACGCCCAGAACCTGAGCGGCGCGGTGAACTTCACCACGGCGTAACATGAGCGCACCAATGCAAATCACGCTCTATGGTGATAATGATGAGCCGATTGGCGTTCATACCCGCTCCATCGTGCCCTGGGGCATGTTGAAGCGGGCAATCCGCCTGGCCGGTAAGCTCGAAAAAGACCAGATGACCGAAGAGCTGATCGACGAACTGGCAGGTCTCGTGGTTGACGTTTTCGGCAATAAGTTTACTGTTGCAGACCTGAATAATGGCGCCGAGATGTCCGAGATGTTGACCGTGCTGAACGCGATCATCGGTAAGGCGCAGGCGGTAATGCCGGTTAGCGAAGCAAACCCTACGAAGCCGGGGTAAATTCCCCGGCTTCTCAGGGCGGCAGCATAGATTGGCTGATAGATATGGAGATCAGCCTTGTCAAGGCATTCAATTGGTCATTGTATGAGCTTGATCTCACGGATATAGAGAGCCTGTTTCCATTCATCTTCCGGCTGACCAGTGGTGATGGAATAGGCTCTCAAACAGCGTATTGCGATCAGGTGGATTGGCTATGAGTGATCAACCTCTATCCGGAAAAGTCGGCCTCGATACTACTGATTTCAAGACCGGTATCGCGGAAATGAACCGCTCGATCCGCGTCATCGAGAGCGGCTTCCGCGCGTCTGCAGCTGCTTTGGGCGACTGGAGCAAATCGGCCAGCGGGCTGGAGCAGCGCATCAAGTCCCTCACCGACCAGATCGGAATCCAGAAATCCAAAGTGGTCGCTCTGGAGGCAGAATACAAGCGCGTAGCAGCCGAGAAAGGAGCCACATCGAAGGCGGCCCAGGATTTGGAAATCCGGCTCAATAAAGAGACGGAAACCTTGAATAAGATGGAGGGGGAGCTCGGCGAAACCCAAACCGCCTTAGCCGGAATGGGGGACGAATCGGAAGAGGCCGGCAAGGGCGCCGAACAATTAGGGAAGGACGAAGAAAAAGCAACGGGAGAGACCAGCAAGCTCCACAGTGCGCTTTCGAGGCTAAAAGATGGCCTTAAGAGTGTTGCCGGCGACTTCCGGGATCTAGGAGACAAAGTGCTGAAAGGCCTCGCCGTAGGCCTCGCCGGTGTAGCAGCCGGGATCGCGGGCGCGATAGCAGGCATCGGCGCAGGTGTGCTCAAGTTTGCCGCAGCAAGCGATGAAATTGTCGAGAGCGCCGAGAAATTAGGCATCTCCGCAGTGCAATATCAGGAGTTCAAATATATCGGTGATCAAGTAGGCACATCGGTCGAGGCTATTGGCAAGGCTTTCTCGAAGACTACCAAATTGATCGGGTTGGCCGCCTCCGGCAACAAGGACGCCATCAAGACCATCAAGGATCTTGGAGTATCTATTTATGATGCGAATGGCAATTTGCGCAGTGCGCAAAGAGTGACCTTTGACTTGATTTCGGCACTTGGGGCAATGGAGGATGAAACCGCGCGAGATATCCTGGCTCAAGATATTTTCGGCAAGGGATTCCAGGAGCTGGCCCCCCTGATCAACCTGGGAGCGGACGGCGCGGCAAAAATGACCGATCAGCTGAGAGCGATGGGCGGGGTCATGTCCGAGGATGCCATCAACGCTGCCGCGGATTTGCACGACAAGATCGGAACGCTCAAAGCTGGCTTTGGCGGGCTTATTGCGCGTCTGGCGGGCGCTTTTATTCCCGTGATCTCCAAGGTCGTAGATGCGTTGATGAAGTGGCTGGCTAACCCGAAGATTCAGGCGGGAATAAAGAATCTCACGGATGGGATCGGGAAGATTGCCGAAATCATTGGGAAAGTGATCGACAAACTCCTGGCCGGAGACGTGCGCGGTGCGCTGCTCGATATCTTCCCGAAGGAAATGGTCGATAAGATTTTTAATATTGCCAGTGCCATCCGGGAATTCGTCACGGGGACGCTGATCCCATTTATCCGGGAACACTGGGAAGAGTTGAAAGCCGCCCTGATCTCCGTCGGAGTGGTCATCGGTATTGTGGCCCCGTTGATTGCGATCATCGGGGCGGTCATTGCGGCGCTCACCAGCCCGATAACATTAATTGTAGCAGCGATAGCACTTTTGGCTGCAGCCTGGACCGGCAACTGGGGCGGTATCCGCACCACGATAACGGATTGGTGGGAAACGACGGGCAAGCCAATTTTTGAACAATTGGCCGATTGGCTACAAGTGAACCTGCCCATAGCTCTCGAAACGTTGAAAGGATTCTGGCTCAATGTATTACAACCAGCTTTACAGACATTCTGGGGCTGGGTTCAAGGAACAGTATTTCCAATTTTAATAAAACTATGGGAATGGTTGGCGACTAATATACCAGCAGCTATTAAGACGCTTTCGGATTATTGGACAGGTACTCTCCTGCCGGCCATCGAACGGGTTTGGAGTTGGATGTCTACGGTTGTTTTTCCGTTTTGGGAGAGCATGGCCAATCTACTCAGCGCTGTCGTGGGCGTGGCGGTAGAAGCCCTGGCCGGTATATGGGAGAATGTCCTTCAACCGGCGCTGAACACTGTTTATGATTTCATCAAAACCAATTTACAACCTCTATTTCAGACTTTCTCCGATTTCTTTAGCAGGACCTTTGGTCCAACACTGAATACCTTTCGAACCGGAGCATGGCAAAAGTTCCAAAAGGGTTTCGAGACCGTCAAGAGCCTTATCGATACCGTGACGTCCTTGTTCAATACATTTGCGGACGCCATACGAAATTTCGAGCTTCCGGAATGGATGCAGCGTCATTCCCCGTCGCCATTCGAGATGGTCTTTATTGGTGCCAATGAAGCATTGGAAGAATTGACACGTACCGAGCTGCCAAAGTTGGCAGCCAGATTAAATTTGATTGCGCCAAATTTACCCGCCGGGCCAGTTCCTGCAATATCTTGGGCAGGAAATATTAATAATATCCAGGTGACCATCAACGCTTATGGGAATGCCCAGCCGCAGGCCATAGGCCAGGCAGCCAGAGACGGCGTGCTGAAAGCTCTGCGAGCGAGGGGGTTATAGCATGTATCGCCTGATCCGCTTCGGAACTACCAATATCGAGCATCTCAACCAGGTGGAGCCGATCGGCAGCGGCCCCACGCCTACCGCATATCAGCGCCTGCCGGAGGGCGGAGCCATCGACGGGTATGGATCCAGGCAGCTCTCACCGGGAGCGGTCGAGCGCATCAAGACCATGCGCCTGGTGGCCGGGAGCGAGCCCGCCCTGGAGAGTCTATATTTCACGCTCCTGGGGCTGCGCGGTATGAGGGATAAGCTCTACCGGCGCACCAAGTCCGGGCTGATCCATTGGATGTATGCGCGCCTGGCCGAGGTCTCGGCAGCCCGGAGCTACGAGAGCGCCAAATACCGGCTGTACCAGGATATGGACCTGCGCCTGGTGTGCCAGGAGGCGACCTGGCGCGGGATCTACCAGGGATCCTGGTTAGTAGGTAATACCGGGATCTATCTGGATTCGGCTTATGCACTGGACACCGGCGTGATTGTCACTCTGGACCAATCGCCCAAAAACTTCACCTTATATAACGGCGCGCAGGCAGATCCGGGCCGGGCGCCGGTGCGCTCGATCCACATGGTCATCCAAACGTACGACGCCGCTCTTTCCGGTATCATCATCAGCCGGAACGGCGGAGAGTCGCTGGGATGGGAGGGGGATCTCTCTGCGGAGGGACAATTGATCATCGACACCGGAACCATGCAGGTCAGTGGCACCGGGGTCACCGATCCTTACGATGGTTTGACCCTGCTGTCAACCGCCGACATGGCCGCCTGGCTCACATTACTGCCCGGAGCCAATTCGATCTCCGTCGAATCGTCTGGGGCTGTCCCGACCTACTATCCAACCATCGAATTCATCTATCACGAGGCCTGGTACTAATATGACCGTCCTCAATTTCTGGGTCGATATCGAGAATGCAAGCGGGGTCAAACAGGGCACGGGGCCCCTGCGGGCGCGCTATTTCACGGTCCGCAAACCGCTATCCGCCTCGGGCGATTTCGAATTCGAGATCAGCGCCGGGGATCCTAACCTGTCCGCCCTGCAGGAGAAACGGGTGGCTATCTGCCGTTATATCGATACAGACGGCGATATCCTGGATTTCGGCGGAGGGGTGATCGACCGGATCGTATTGGCGGTCGACGAAAACGGCGCCCAGTGGTACAGGGTGTCCGGAAACGACCTGACCCGCGAGCTCACCTATCGATCAGTGCGAGAGCTCAAGCTCGAATCGGCGTCCGCGGGCGTGACGGACGGCCCGGACCAGATCATAGCCCTGGCTCCATCTGGCTGGACGATCCAGGATGGAACGACGGTTACACCGGTCTATGCCGGCTACGATGGCGAATCGGTCCTCAATGCCCTGCTGCGCTGCGGCGAGCACATCGGCGAACACTGGCGGCTGGGATCCGGGCGGCAGATCGTCTGGCTGGGACCGGCCAGCACCTTCCTGGCCTCCGGAGTGCGGGCGGTGCAGCACGTCAACGATCCGGTGGCAGCCGAGAGCAATCCCGATATCGTGGTTATAACCTCGCTTGAGGAGCAAAATGATGCGGCCGACCTGGTCACCCGCATCATCCCGCGCGGCAGCGGGAATGGCGGGGTGATCAGCAATCTGCAGCCCTGCACCGATACGGCGCCGGCCGGCTATACCCTGAACAAGACCTTGAATTATCTCGAAAATGACGCGGCGGTCGCCCAATACGGGGTAATCGAGCGGGTGATCGATTTCAAGGAGCTGGGGCCGATCTCCAACACCGACCTGGACGTGCAGAACGCAGCCAACATGCTGCTGCAGGCCTCTTATCAATTCCTGGAGCGTTACAGCATCCCGCATCGCTCATATTCAATCGCCCTGACCGCCAGACAGATCCTCGAGCCGGGCACCACCCTGCGGACCGTCTATCGCCAGGTCCTGGACGGTGCCGTCATCTACGATCTGGACGACGAATTCAACCTGGTCGGGATCGAGCAATCCATCGATGAGACCGGCCTGCACACGACCCGGGTCACCATCTCGGAAAGCGATCGCCAGGCCGTGAGCGACGAGGATTACCTGGCCGGGCAGGCCCAGGAAGGTACGATCTTCGCCGCTCACCAGCAGCTAGGGGCGTCGGTAGACAATCTCACCTACCGGGACGAGCTGGACCTGGATCACGATGCATCCTTCCGCTTCTGGCTGGGGGAGGAATACACCACCATCCAGCGGGCGCTCTTGCGCTTCCGGGTCCAACCCTTGCGCTCGACGGTAAAGTCCATTGGCGCCGAATCAACCACCACCAGCGCCGGAGGCGCAGGCACGCACACCTCGGCCAGCGGCGGCAGCTCCAACCCCACCACCAGCCAGACCGGAGGCACCACCACCGACGCCGACCAACACCAGCACGGGATCAACGTTTTCGACAGCAGCGCCGGGGACCCGGTCACCTTGAGCGGTAGCCTGTTTCGCGCCCCCTCCGGAGGGACGGTCCAGGTGCCCACCACGTTCGAAGGCGGGCACGATCATACTATTCCCCAGCACACACACACGGTCAGTGTTCCCAGCCATACGCACGGAGTCACCATCCCGGACCACACCCACGACGTGACACCCATCCTGGATACGGTCTATGGTATTTTCGAGGAGAGCGGAGCGAACACCCTGGCGCTGGCGGACCTGGTCATCCAGCTCAACGGCGGCGCAGATCTGCTCAGCCAGGTGACCGACATCGGCAATGGCTGGTACCAGCTGGACATCACTGCCGGCCTGGTCAATTCGATTTACCGCCCGGTCCAGGAAAACAACGAGATCGTGGTTTCCACCGCGGTGGATAAGACAGCCCGGCTGGAGGCGCAGATCACCATCCGGGGCGTGATCCAGGCCGTAGCTTATTCGTAAGGATGCCAAAGAACAGCATCCGATAGGAGCATTTATGACCACCGACAACCATACTCCGATTACAACCGGTGCGGCGGCCAACGCCGCCACGTTCAACGCACCCCTGGGCCAGTTGGATGCGGCCATGGGCGAAGTCGACGATCTGACGACGACTATCAAGACTGACCTGGTCTCGGCCGTCAACGAGATCGACGCCGACGTCGGCAACCCTGCCGAGCTGACCACATCGTCGAAGACCAACCTGGTGGCGGCAGCCAACGAGATCGATGCCGTAGCGGATGCCGCTGCATCCGAGATACAGGCGGCTCGGGCCGGGTTCCTTGACCTGGACGCGCGCCTGGACGATTTGGGAAAAGTGGCCGTCGCCTCGAGCGGCGTGGGAACGACCACGCTCTCCAGCCAGGCCAACCAGGGCGCGACGTCGCTCAGCGTGCAATCAGCAGCCGGCTTTGTGGATGGGGATTACATCACCGTGCTACTTGATAGCGGCGCGCTGCACGCCTCGACCGTGGATGGCACACCGGTCGGAAACACAATCGTGATCGACGATGCGCTGCCCAGCGTGGCCGGGGCCGGAAAGATCGTCTCGAAATCGCTCGTGGAGATAGCCCTGGCCAGGGGCGGATATTCCTATCTCGGGCAGCGCCTGGATAACTTCCAGAGCAGGATTCTGCAAATCGAAGACGATCCGACGGATGATTTCCTGCGGCGCTTCCCGGTCACGCGGATCAACCGCAAAGTGTCCATTCAGTACGTCGATGCCTCAAATCGCTACATTTGGACGCCCATGGACGGCTTTTTGACGTGGGCCAGGTGGACGATGACCCTGAATGTCAACAGCATTTGGACGCTCGAGGATATGAGAATCTACCGGCATTACAACACCACACCGGATACGGATGCCGGAATCACTTACTCAGCCGGCTGGTCACACACCGCCGGATCCGGCGAGCTTGACGCCACCCGATCATTTACCGAGAACACCGCCGGCCGCACCGCCGAATGGACCGTGACCGGAGCCGAACGCATCTATGTGTCTATCACCACGCGCTCCAACGGAGGCTATGCCATCGTCACGATCGACGGGGCGAATGACCTGGTCATA